CTGTTACACGCCAATATGCAACACCATAAAATAAAAGACTATCGACAGTCCATGATATGGTGACGGATCTTGGTTGCCGATAGTCTGGTTGATCTATCCAAAGAGGGTTCCCCAACTCCTCACCATTAGACTTCTTGTAAAGTTTTAATGGCAAGTATGAAACTACACCAGCTATAAGATTTCTGCAACGTGAAACGGCAGGTACTTGCATAGCAAAATTGCGATCTAATCCACCTGGGAAATTACCAACACCAGTTGTAAATGAACCATAGCCATAGGCTGTGTCCATAATGGCAGGGGCGTATTGCGCTTGGACAGTTTCAGTTTTTTTGGTTATACCCAAAGCAGACAATAGACCCATATGTATACTTTATACCATAAAACTGACTATTGGTGCAAGTTAGACAAAGATTTGTGCTGTTTTTTGTGGCTTTGTTAATTCAGATACGACCATAGCCAAAGATATTGCAGCTGTAACATCACCAGCGGATTTACGCCTAATAATACGCCAGCCAGCATCATTGGTTTTAGCTGCGCAGTTATTAAGGTGCTGTACTAAGTCTGCCTGACCAGAATGAACCACACGATTGTTTGCCAGACCATCTGCTAAGTCCGAACATGCTTGATAGAAGGCTTGACCAGATACATCTTGCATACGCCAACCGCTTTGTTCTAATTTTGTGGCTATTGTTTGTGTGGCGTACTTGTCAAAACAAATTACGTGTGGGTGGTACTTTCTAGCCCACTCATTTATGTCACTTGCCATCTTAACTTCATCTATAGCAATATCACTATGCCAAAGCTGTGCAAGTCCTACGGCTACTTTGCCATCTTTTATCTGACCCATAACCAAAGCGCCAGAACGTCTAGTAGGTGCAATATCAAAGGCCATTATAGTCTGAGGGCCGACAGGGATTTCTAACGTGCTGTCACTACATGCTTCAATGCTGCCGTAAGCAAACGGGCTAGTCGTGGAATCTATCCATTGGCAAAGCATTTCCGTGCGTGTGGCTTCTATGCTGTTTGTATTTACTGATTCTTCTAAAGTTTCTTCTGTAATTAAATGTCCTAATGCTGGATTAGCCATAGCCCAGGCTTTGCGATCATGTATTTTACAATGCTGTGGCGCTGACCATTCATAGTAGCCTAAAGTTTGTGGTGGATAAGATAAAGATCGTTCACGTAAATCATTTAGCACTGTACTAAACCCATCACCTGCGTTACTCGTCATTAAAGTCATGGATCCTGGCACAGCTCTAGTGGTTGGCAAAGCAGCTGTAAACGCTTCTTCTGACCATTCACGGATTTCATCCAGATATAAAAATCCACAGCTCTTGCCTCTAGGTGCATCTCTAGTCGCTGCGGCAATTTCATACCTTGCGCCATTTTTAAGTGTAATTGATTCTTGACCATTAGCCAGACGTATTTGTCTTACTTGATCTTTTAAAAATGGGTTATCTTCTATTGTGTATGCAACATTTCTAAACGTATCTAATGCCATATTTCGATTAGATGACATGCCTAATACGTTTTTGGTATTCCATAAAAACAAATGTGCCAAAATAAGCATTCTGGCTAGATGAGTCTTACCATTCTGCCTGCTAACGAGAATGAGTCCTGTCTTCTTGATAAATATGTTATTTTCATCAACAGATAAAAGGTCTTCTAACACCCAGCGCTGCCATGGGATTAAGGGCATAGAGATTTTTTCAGCTAGATCTGCTACCTCTTGCGCTTTGCTTTTAGTTTTGAGTAAAGGCGTGTGGATTCTAGGCTCGGTGCTACCAATTAGCCCGACCCCTCGTGGGCTCTGGTTTATTTCCATATTATTCTGTTTCAAAATTTAATGTATCTGGTTTATTAAAAGGTGAATCTGGCACTGTAATTGTGGTCTTAGGGAGAGAAGAGTCGGGAAAGACAGGGGGGGTCGGCATGCTATTAAAAAAACGACCACCTTTAGCGCTATTACATGACTTACACATGCTTTGTAGGTTGTCTGGACTCCACATGTCACCACCCTTTACTCTAGGTATGATGTGATCCACAGTATGAGCTGGTCTATTGCACACCACACACACCCAACCATCACGATCAAGTATCTGTATGCGCAGCTTCTGCCACTTGCCACTACCTATAGCTCTTTTACTCAATACCATCCCTTTGCTTTATGATGAGCGAGCGCTCTACATGCACATCCATCATAACGTCTATCTAGATATCTAAGTCCTAAGTCTATCTGTTTAACAGGATCCTTCTCTTTAGATTTGAGTATTTGGAATAGACCAAACGCACTTGAGTTAGGGTTCTTAGCTTTATGATTCCAACGGCTTTCTAAGTGTATTAATTCATCTACACAATAGAATTGTTCAAAGTTGTAGTTCATCTTATGAAATGTAATTTGCTTTAAGGTATTGACTTTATATTCTTTAGGCTTATTAGCTTGTAATGCAACGGAATAATCTTTTGAAAAGCAAAGACTAAATGCAATTAGCATAGAGCTCACCCAAACTCTGCGCCTACCGAGCCTGGCCTTGGGCGGCTCAGCTTTTCGATTTAAGATCGAACGCTTTTTTAGGGTATCACACATGTCAAGGATATTTCTAACTTTTGTAAGATAATCGCAGGTCAGACGGCGTGGCGAAGAATGGCACAAATTCATACTGATCGATCCAAGTACAATCATAACCAGCCTCACTCATGGTTTAGACCCCCATCCAGTACCTTTTAAGATTATGCCAGGTGCTGAATACATACGTGCCATATCTAGCCCACATTTAGGGCAAAACATCCCGCCGTCATCCTCTTTGTAAGTGCGATGTACTGACCCATAAGTACCACACTCATTACAGCTATATTCATACGTGGGCATCATATTCTCCAATCAATAGGCAAGTGTGGCAAGGCAGTGTGTCAAACTGCCAAGCCCCACAGCTATTACATCTACTAACCTTGCTATCTTTAGGTGCATCTTTCTGCTCAGCTATGTTCTTGACACCAACACAGCCACAGTCCATACACTGATACATCTTGAACCCATCTGGCATATCTGCCTGGTCAAGCCATAAGAACTCAGTGCTACGACTACACCCATTACATTTGAATTTAGTCACGTGCGATCAATTCGTGGCATCGAAAGCATGTGCCATCTTTGAAAACCCTGTCATCGCCACACATCTCGCATGTGATAACAGACTTAACTAGATGCACACCACTATCATCTATTTCGACAGTAACTCCACTGCCGTTGATAAATGCGATGTATCCCATATCTACTCCTTATCCTTAAAGTACCAAGCGCCTGTGCTGGTTTGAGATGCCCATTTAGCATGCTCTTTGATATTGCCCAGGCATACATATCCATAAAACGGCTTTTTGGTTGTCTTGCTAACACCTTGCTTAAGTGCCATGCCATGAGAGCAGCAATCTACTGGTGGTTTAGGTGTATCTGGCACAGCTGCAACCCAATCAGTAGTAGTCCACTGCACTGGGTCTTCTAGTTTGTTTTCGACTGTAAAAACTGCTCCACTTGAAGTATTAGCAACTCGTTGCATTTCTGTTCGGCTAGGTCTTGCACCTTTTTTCGAATAGATGTAATTTGCCAAAGCCCTACCAATTGCGCTGCTTTCTGCAAGCTCACAAGCAAACTTATTGAAGCTCGAAGTAGTGCGTATCTCCGATGCCCAACCAGTCGCAACTGGAATCGCATCAGCCGTAGTTCGGTATAAGCGAGCCACAAACACAAATTCATCTGGATTAGAATTCGGGCGATTAATAAGTTCTGTTTGAATAGATCCATCTTCATTATCTTTCCACCATTTTTCTAATCGTTCTTCCACTGTTTCATAATCATCTAAATTAAATGCCATTATTGCTCCCACTGAAAGTCTTTGTCCTGCATGTATTCTTGGCAGGTCTTTGATATGGCGATATATGCAACTGCGTCTTTATAGTGATCGTCAATTTCTGGACTTTCAACGCTACGACTGAGTTTGAGCAATGCCATACAGCTTGCCACTTGATTTGATGTGATCGGGAAATTGAGATACGCAGACCACAACTTGGCAATTCGATCCATTTGGATCGCTGGGTGGCCGTAATGCATCCCTCTTTCATGTATGAGTGTGACTGCATCTGCAAATAGTTTCTCAGTTGTTGTGGACATCGTTATCGACCATCCTTCTATGCATATCCCAGCCATCTTTACGGCCTCGCCAGTAATGTATAGTTTTGACGTTTTCGATATATGTGCCAATAGCCCAGGTAAGTAATAACCCTACGACTACTCCCCACATAATTAGATACCCAAAGTCTTTCAGCTCTGTGTACATGTAGCCCTACTTTCTATGCTCACGCTTTGTGGCATAGCAATAGTGTTACACCTGTGTACGACTTTGTGGATGATTTAGAGCCTATATTTGATAACGATTTGGTAACGTTATTTGTAGAGTTTGCCCTCAAATATAAAGCTGCCGTCTGAATTTATAGGGATGGTTACTACCTGGACTTTACGCTCGTGCACATAGGCTACGGCAAAGCCTTGCTGCCAGTTAGCATAGCCCCTTGTATACGCCATGCCTGAACTGCTAAGGTCAACGAGATTTCCGACTTCATGACCCCATACAGTACGCCCTAATTGGCCTCTAGATGCCTCTGTAAAGGCCGCAGACCCTAATCTATGGGTATGCCCACAGACTACGCTCTTACCAAGCCTTCTAGCCCCATTTAAGGCTGTTTGTCCAGGAATTTGGCTAAGAGGGAAAGCGTCACCATGAACGGCTGTCCAGCCTGGTGCCCAATCGAGCCCAAATGGGTGGAATTTAATCTGGAGCTTGTCATATCCCATAAAACGCTCATACTGCATTTCGGGTAGGTTGAGAAATGATGGTAGTCTTTTTTTAATTGATCGGTAAAGTCTGATTCCATGATTACTCCCCAATACATCTGTTACCCCTAAGTAACTTAATACTTCTTGTGTTTGTTTTCTATCATCATTTATGTTGCCAACCATCTCATCGATAGTGCCAGCATTAAAACCGCCTAATTGTGGTAAATCAATTTCATCGCCTATGCAGATAGTTCTATGAGGCCGCCACTTGGATAAAAAACGGCCTACTGATTTAACGCTTGACTCATTAAAAAAAGGTACTTGCAGATCTGATACAAACGCTATGCGCTTAATTATCATCCTCATCTTCGTAGGGGTCATGGTCTGGATTAACTGGATCAAAGTCTGGACTAGATGGTGTTAGCCAGTCTGGAAATACGTTTTTATCGCACATCCCTAGAGCTTGATCTACTGGGAATCCTGCACGTCTTAGGCTTAAATAAAACTCACGCAACGAAATAGCATAGGTATCTAACTTGGTATTAATTTGCTCATGGGTGTATTTACCCTTGCGCTTATTAATCTTTTTACGCTTGCGTGCGGTTGCCATATTGCTATTGTCGCTTATTCATGATAAGGAATAGATCATCAACACGCTGTTCTAACCTAGTTAATTGATCTTTCATACTAGATCCACCATTAGGTCTTAGTTCGTTTAACCAGCCTTTAACTAAAAAACGTAATCCGAGCAGCACGCTTGTTAGCACTGCGCAACCGCCAGCTAAAAAGCCAGCCCATTGTTCTGGACTCATTTTTCATTAGTACCGATAACATCGGATTTGTCTAAAGCCCTAACTGCTGGACCAGCGAAAGCTGCAACTATTACAGCTAGTGCTGGATCTAAACCTAATTCATTACTTGCTAAAAATGTTAAAAAAGATACTAATACTCCACGTGCATAGGATTTTAGTATGGCTTTTTGTTTCTTGCTTATCTTCATATTTTGCCCCCTAGTAGTGGTATATCGAACTCTCTGCCGTCTTTGTCGCCTGCCTTAGTAAAGCTACAATGTATGTGTGATCGGTGCGGGTTTATGCCTTTATACTTACGCCACTTCCAATTTAGAATCTTTG